TATCACTGGAAGTACTGTCTTAATTACTTCTTCTGCGATAGGCTTCAGTGATGATACCAAAGAAGTCCCACTTAATTCGGACGAATTCTTCGAGATTGAAGTCATCACCTTTTCTGGAGTGTTCAAAGTCTTTTGAGTCTCTGGTTTGACTGAATTCAGAACTACCCCAGCTCCTACAACATCACTAGGAGTATCGGTCTTCCCACGGACTTGTTGGCCAATTATTTCATAGTGAATAATAGCCTCCCACGAGAAGTAGTCCCCACCAGAAGGGGGACCCATTATGAGGATACCCATAAAATGGTTCTTTGAACCAAAATTTAACGGTTCGCCATTAGCGACTGTATCCCGACTAAAGTCTAAATCTAAGACATCAACAGGAGTGTATGTTAAGTACACCCAAGGATCATTCATAACCATCCTCTCTGTTACAGATAGAGAAAAGAATGAGTCATATTGACCAATAGTGTCTATAGATAGACCATTTAAAGATTCATGATCAGGTTGCTCAACACAGCCATATATACCTGATGCTTGATTTAAGGGGCCAGTGTATTTAACACGAAGTCCCGCTCCTACAATCCTATAACGTATCCCAACTCCACCAGAAGTGATAAGCTGGGCTAAGGTGTAATCGGTGTTCATAGATGCAGCACCATTACCATAAACAGAACCAGTGTCCAAGATAGGGAAAGCACTAGTTGTTCCACCAAATGTGGACTTAGAATATAAAACCGGACACGCGGTGTCAGTAGTTGTAGAATTATTATTAGCAAGACGCCAAGGAGCTAAAACTATCCAAGCACAGTTAGAATCAACACCAACTCCAAAGTTTCCTTTTGCGTAAGCAAAGGTCTTTCGAGTTTTTATTGCTGGGAACATAGGAATGCAAGGATTAGTTTCACGAGAGATTCCTTTCGGAACCTTATTTAGACAAGATCCATCCTGCCACCAAAAGGGACAACGCAATGCTGTCGCCCAAGATTTAGCACACCCGGAGAGCTTAACCTTAACTCCAGGCTCGGCTACACCAGTTCGGCGCTCAGCCATAGGTTTCTTAGGTACCAATTTCTGCTGAGGTTGCTGAACTTTAGGTTTAATTTTATTCTTCTGCTTCCGCAGGTATTTTTGGTACATGGCATCCTGTGCTGCAGGAGCCATCGCTTTTAACTGAGGGCTTGACTCAATATACTGTTTTTTAGTCAAGGGTTGACCATTACCATAAGGATTAAAAGAGCCAACCTTAAAAGTATCCCAGAACGTGTGAACGGCATCCTCTATTGGGAGATCCCATATAAATGAGAAAGAAGACTCCATCTTAGGAGTTGCCCGAAGGGCTGTGACGAATGATCGTATAGATGCTAAAGAGTCCGGAGCCCAAATGGAGACTTGGGCTTCGACTAGCAGAGCCCAATCAGCAAATGCTGCTTCTGGGGTATCTCCTTTCCCCACAATATTAGTAGGTTCAGTGAATATGCAAGTAGAAGTGCATATATATGAATTCAATGATATAGTGGTTATAGAAGGCTTAGTCAAGACAAACTGTGTCGTCTGACCATTCCCATAGGGATTAAAAGATCCTGCTAGGATCTCGTCTCTCTTATCATAGCAGAGTTGTGCTCTAATACAATAGGTGAGATATGGATTATGAAGCATAGCATAGTTCCAATATCGTGAGATTAACTCCAATTCTTTAACATGTTTCCGAGGAAACCTATCTTTCAAGTGTGGTAATGTAGGAACAAAGAATGGAGTTTTCTTTGTTTCTAAACATTGAAGAAAATAAGCTCCATAAGAGCATTTGTAACATAAACATGTTACCAACGATCTAAGAGACCCTGGTACGGGTTGAGAATAGAACGAGGAACTTCTCCATTTTGAGATGACTCCATCGGGGTCATCATCATCAAATAATTTATGAAGTGTGGGGTTAGGAGTAATTTTAGCCAATTGTTTATGTCGCTCAAACTCTAGTTCCACCCGCCATTTTTCATTCACAAGAGATGGAGTGTTTGGGTCCACTAGAGACCAACACAATTCAGAAAGATCCCAATCTTCATCAGGAATTGATATTATCTGCTCAGCAGTCAACATATTTTTTAATGGGCCTCCAGCCGATCCTTCCCGTCCAGTATAGAAAAATTTTAGCTCTTCATAAGTCGGGGCCCCCAATCTAACCATAGCTTTCACACTAGGGTTACCACTAATTTTCGAAAAGTGCAACAGCACCTTTAGATATGTTTGCCTTATTAATTCCCATTCAGGATGAGCAAACGAGAGTATAACTATAGCATAGACTCTCTGGAGATATATAGAGATGTCAATAGAGCGCTCCTTTCTATATAAGACAGGAACCAATAATCGAGATAATGACCAGCGTGGTAATATTACACCAGCCCTATTTACTAATGAAAATCCTAAAAAGGATAGTTTATCAAAAGAGTACTCATACCCTCCACCGCTTTCCTTAAGAATAAGGTTATGGGCTACTTCAAGCCTATGTTTAATTAAATCATGGTTCAATACCCAATCAAACTCGACAGCTAAAGCCATCAAGTTGTCATCCCCAAACAAATATAGTAATTGTTCTAGTAGTAACTCGGTTGGTGGATAACACCCATATTTCTTAAAGTAGACATACGTTAGTACATCTGCCCAAACAAGCATTGCTGCTATAATATTGTCTGCAGTAGTAGTACCAGAACCAGACCTATTTCCAGTCTTTATCAAGACAATATCCCCATTATGGAGTATCAATATATGTGCGTTAAGTGCGTTAGCTACCCATCGGGCAAAAGCTTCATACTCGCGGCCGTTTTTTAAAATAAAGAATTTAAATTTCATACGTCCTACATGAAATAATTGTATTCTCCGATCATAACCAGAGAAATCAGAAAAGAACCGAACTGGGAATTTTAATTTCCCATCTACCATTTGGTTAAAGCGGTGCCAAATTTCTGCAGCACCTCCCATAAACGGATTAAAGCCATAAGCGGACCAGAAATAATTTTTCAAGTCTTGAGAGACTTGTCCAAATAATTTAAGCTGCCAAAATAAAAGATGGAACCCTGGAATACAAAAGGTTCGACATTTTTCCCCAAGAGCAGATATATCTGCAACTTCTATTTTTGGAACTGAATGATAGATTGGCCCTATCATACGTAAGGCCTCTATATCATCTTTAACAGCTATGAACTCATCGGACATAGCAAGTGCTTCTCTCGTTTTAAAACCCATGTACTTCCAAGGTACAGCGGGTCCTTTAGACATGTCTAAATGATCATAAACTTCTTCATCGGTCCATACACGGGATCCAAGGACAGGTTCAAGGACATGTTCAATAACATTCATTGACCAGCGCTTAATATCATCCATATAGATAGTAGGATTAACATCCATTTTAAGTTCTATCTTCTCGACGACATTTGCGGTTGGTTGGTTTAAAAAATATTTCCCTCCAGAATGCTGATTTAACTGGGTCCACGAGTCCGGATCAATCGACTTCAAAGGTGAAGGATCCATATATGTAACTTGTTTCAAAGGAAGAGTTGGCTTTCGAATATGGGAAGCGAGGCGACCGATTGGCTGCATATGCGCATATGAGCGTTCAGTTTTACCCGCTACAAAATAGCTCCCTCGCTCGGGAATTAGGCGAGGGAAATTTAAAAAAGCATGTCTGGGGCATGCACAGACAGCCCATAGTTAAATTTGGAGTCAGTTGCAGCATGAGTTGCATAAACTATTCCATTGTAAACATAAGGGGATCCACATTGGGATCCAAAGGTATCAGAACTATGAATATATTTATCTCCATCCCACGTACCAGAACAATTTACAAGAGCCTCCGAATCATCATTTATATCTAGGGTGTGTAGTTGTAGAGCTTCAGGACGGTCAGAAACATCCTCACTCATCTTAAGAGGTTTTCCAACAAAAGGAACAGCATCCTCCGAAACTGAAAGATCTCCATTCAAAGGAGTAAATCTAATTGAATAGAATCGATCATTGTTCTTATAGAAGCATTCCTTACCAGTGACATGTGTTGCTGTATATGGACGTATCTTCCCGTCCGTATTCACTGCAAATATCACACCGTTCCTAATATAACCATCAGATTGTTTTATATAAAGAGGTTTTAATCCGTAGGGAGATTTCGTTTTAATTTGTCGTAATGGAGAATTAACCTCACCGTGTTGGGCAACAATAGCTTCTTTATGAACAACTTTCTTATACTGTTGCACGGGCTTAGCACGCATCTTTGGAAGTGGTTGCGCACCTTCAGTTTTAGGTTGTCTTTCAGAAGCTGTTAGAGGAATAGATTCATTATGTATACGACATTTGTCTGTAGTCCCAGAACACGAATTTAAACAAGTCAAAATAGCACATGGTTT